TCGTCGCGGAGGGGAAGTACAGGGTCACGGTCGACGTCTTCAGCTCGATCGCGGTGAAGCCGAGCGTCATGTCGACGCCCGTCAGGACCTTGCGGACGGGGCTGAGGGACTGCCAGGCGTTGATGTCTTCGGTGTCCGTCGAGTACGACATTTCCACGCCGTCGTCGGACAGGTAGCCGAGGTCCACCCAGCCCGTTCCCCAGGCCGCGTCGAGGTCGGCGGGGGCGGTGGTGCCCTTCGGGGCGATGTACACAGAGCCGTTGAGACCGACCCTCACGTTGTCGGCGTCGTTCGCCACGGGATGCCTCCAGGCATAGCGAGGACCCGCACGGCCGGACGCCGACGGGTGAATGGGTGAAGTGGGGTGCGGGTTGGGTGCTGCTACGCGGGGCGGACCACCATGCTCATCACGAGCACGTAGCGGGGGATGTTCGTTACCGGGTCCGGGAGCCAGATGAAGCTGGTCTCGTCGACGCCGTAGATCTGAGCTCCAGGCCGCTTGGTGCCCTGGGCGGCGATCAGGTGGGCGGACACGAGGGCGGCGAGATCACGCGCCTCGCCCTTCGTCGCCGCCAGCACGTCGATGTCCAGACCCCGGTTCGCCGTGACCGCTTTGATGGCGGAGCCGCCGCTGGGACCAAGGGTGACAGCCACGACGGGAAGATGCTGCGCTAGGTTCTCAGGCCACTCGCTGCCGACCGTGACCGAGTCGTCGAGCGCTTCGGCCAGCAGCTCGATGGCGACTTGCTCGACGTCCGGCATCGGCGCGACGGGCAGCGTCATCGCCGCTTGCGGCCCGTCTCGGCCGCCGGGTCCACCGGCTGCACGGCCGGCTCGGGCTGGGCAGGTGCGTCCTGCTGCGGTGTGAGCCCCGGTTCGGCGGGCGCGTCGAGGACCTCGGCGACGATCCCGTCACGGCTCAGCGCCTTCAGCAGCACGTCGTCGACGTCCATCTCGTCACCCGGCTTGCGGTCGCCGTACCAGTTGGCCAGCTTGATCCTGGGCATCTCAGCTCCTCATCGCTTCCAGCGTGCGGCCCAGGACCCGCCACTTCGGTGAATAGCCCTCCTGGGGGCGCTCCTGCGACGTGTACGGGCGCCCCGTGCCGAACTCCACCTGCACGGCGTAGGCGACGTTCGCCGCGATCTCGCTGCGCCACCCGAAGTTGTTGCGCACGAGCTTCGCCTCCAGCGACCGCTTGTAGTCCTGGGAGCGGATCTCAGTACCCCAGGTGGGGCCGCTGTACGTGGGCGCCAGGGCGTCGGCGATGGCCCTGCCCCGCTCGGCGATCGACAGCAGATAGGACGCCATCTCCGAGCTGGAGGCGATCTGGCGGAACACGCGGCGGTCGAAGGTGATACGGGCGCGGGCCACTAGTCCACCTCCTTGAGGCGGGCCTCGACGTGGTGGACGCCGGGACCGAAGGGGTCCGGCCAGCGGCCCACCTTGCCGTCGACCTCCAGAGTCATTCCGTCGAACTCAATGCGGTCCGTCTCCAGCAGGTCCAGGTCCCGGCCCTCAGCGCTCTGCAGGTTCCAGGCGGTGACGGTGGTCTGCCGATCGTCGGTGTCCTCCTCCGACCGCACCGGGGTTCCGGCGGGCTGGATGTTCACGCCGGAGATAGTGACGCGCTCGGCGCTGGACCAGTCGCGCTTCTTGTTCTTGTAGCGGTCCTCCACGAGGGGGGCTCGCACGCGCACGAGCTGCTGGTGGAAAAACAGGCTCACGGCGCATCACCGTGGTTGATCCGGTACTTCTCCACCATCGTCGTCCACTGGGCGGTGACCCCGATGGACGCCTGAGCGCCGAAGCCGACCTGCTGGCTGCCCACCGTCATCGAGGTCAGGCCCGGGCGCACCGTGTACTGGGCGCGCGCCTGATCGATGACGACCTCGGCGATGTCCTCCGGGATTAGCTGGTAGCCGTGGCTGTAGACCACCTCGACACAGCGCAGCTTGTCCGGCCAGTAGCGGCCGACCCGCCGCAGGAACCCGTCCTGCGACCATCGGTAGTCGGTGTCGTAGACGAGCGTCTCGCCGTCCAGCGCCACCGACGTGACGGCCGTGACCGGCGCCGCCGGCAGCAGCAGCGACTCCTTGCCGTTGCCGTCCAGCGTGACCGTGTCGCCCGCCACGAAGGACACGTGGTGCCGTACCGCGCCCCGGAAGCGGCTTGACGCTGCCCCCAGGGCTTGCAGGAGTTTCGCGTCGTCGGCCGGGACGCCCAGCCAGATGGCCAGGTCGGCCGGGTCGGCGAGGTATTCAGTCGTCGCCACCGCCCGCACCGCCCTTGCTGGCCGCAGTCCGGGCCTTGTTGCTGACGGCGCGCTTCTTCGCTGCCGGCTGCGCGTCTTCGCTGCCAGCCTCGGAGGAGTCGCTGTCGGGCTCGTCGAGGACGCCCAGCCGCCTGGCGTCCTCCTCGTTGAGCTTCATGGTGGTCTGCACGCCGTGCGGCGTGGTGACCTCGTACTTCTTCAGCGGTCCGCCCACGGCGGCCACCTCCATTCGTTCGTCGACGGGAGTGGAGTCCGAGGCCGTGCCGCATGCGGCGTGAGCGGCGCCGCACATCGGGCAGCGGCCCCGGACCGTCCGTGAGTTGACCAGCACTACGACGACTTCATCAGCCCGGCCGCGCGCAGAGCCGCGAGCATCGCGTTGATCTTGTTAGCGCAGTCGGCCACGGTCGCCGATCCCGGGGTGGGGATGTCCGCCACCGCCGCGGCCTGCTTGCCCTCGCGCGCCTTGCCAGCGCCCTCGTTCAGATACGCCATGTCAGGCCTCCGATCAGGCGGTCAGGTCGATCTCGACGAACGCGTTCGGCTGGATGACACCGAACGCGGCCCGCATCTCGGCGAGGATCGCGACCATGTTGCGGATGAAGAAGTTCGCGTGGGAGTCCGAGATGGTGATGGACGCCTGCTCGCGGTCCCACAGCACCGCCTTGCGGAAGTCGCCGACGTAGCCGGTGCCCGCCGGGACGGCCTCGGTCTCGATGACGGGCAGGCCCCACAGGGTGCCCGCCGTGCCCAGGCCCTGCGGCCCACCGAAGTAGTAGCGTGCCTCGTTGTCCTGCAGGAGGTCGATGGCCTCGAGGTCCGCCGGGTTGAACAGGTATGCGTTCGGCGTGCTGCGACCGACGAGGCGCACCTTGGTGCGGGCCTTGCGGGTGGTGGTGAGCAGGTCGGTGTCCCACGCCTGCGCCTGCACGCCGGAGACGTTGGACAGGCCCTCGAGGTTCTCGCCGGTGCCGTCGCCGGACACCATCTGGTCCTCGAGTTCCTCCTCCAGGCCGTAGCGGAGGAAGGCGTCGATGATGGAGCGGACCTGCGCGGCGTCCGACAGGGCCCGCTTGGTGATCGGAATCCAGTGCGCGATGGTGCGCACCGGGGTGGTGACCTTCGCCCAGGCGAGCGCCGACTCGGGCTTGACGCCGTTCGCGGCGTTCATCGTGCCCGGGTCGGCTGTGGTCGTCGACTCCGGCACGGGCGCGGCGTTGTTCGTCTGCGACGTCATCCGCACGTACTCGATGGTGTCGGACGTCGTGGTCAGATTCGTGACCACGTCCCTCAGCCGCAGCGGACGCTGGAACGCCAGCTGCCCGACCTGCAGACCCATCAGCTGGTTGGTGACGAACGCGCCACCGGACGTGTCCGAGCCGCCGGTGACGAGCGCCTTGTAGCCGACCGGCCGGGACTGCACCCGGTGGTCCTTGCCGAACACGCCGTTCGGAGCGGTCGCCATCAGGCCCTGGAACTCGGCCGACTTCACGAAGGTCTCACCCAGTGACGCCTTGGCGTCCGGAACGACCAGCCCCGAAGGAGTGCGGCGCTCGCCGGCCGACTTCTCCTCCAGCTGGATGTCGTCGCCGAGGTCGGCCAGAGCCTGCCGCATGGTGGCCGACGCCTTGGCCTTCTCCAGGCCGGCCTTCGCGTCCTGCGCCTTGGCCATGTGCTCGGTGACCTGGGTGCGTTCGTCGTCGGTGAAGTCGCGGCCCTCGTCGTCCGCCTTGGCGGCGATGGCCTGGGCCTGCAGCAGGTGGTGCTTGAGCTGGTCCTTCAGCTCCTCGATCTTGTTCACGGCTCTCCTCAGTCCGTAAGCGTGGAGACCTCGGCCTCAAGCGCGGCGAGGTCGGCGTGCAGACGGAGCGAGGCGGGGCTCGGCCCGGCGGGCTGTACCGCCTTGGCCTCAGGAGTTTCCTGGGGCGAGGCGTCAGCGGGCGGGGCAGGCGTGGCCTTCTCGGCGTCCTGCGATTCGTTGTCGCTGGAAGGGAGGGAGTCCAGCAGCTCCTTCGCCAGGCGCGCGATGTCGCGCACCCTCTGCTCGTTCTGGGACGACAGCGTCCTGCCGGCCTTCAGATGTTCGAGCGTCTCCTGCACCTTGGTCAGGTCAGGAAGTGTGTCCGCGCTCTTCACGTCGATGAGCTCGGTGGCCTGGTTGGCGCCGATCAGGGTGGGGCCGACCTCGTACAGCTTGAGCTTGCGCAGCTCGTAGTAGCCGGGGCCGTCCTTCTGCTCCACCCACGAGCCCTCCTCGATGTCGTAGGCGAAGGAGAACTGGGTGACGCGCCGGCCCTTCAGCAGCTTGTAGACCTGGGCGGCCTTCGTGGCGTCGAGGTCGATGCGGGCCTTCACCCACAGGCCCTCCGGTCGCTCCTCGGCCTCCAGCACCTCACCGATGTGGTAGTCGGGGTCGTGGCTCATGTGGGACCACAGCACTGGGATCGGGTCGCCGCGGCCCTTCCATTCGGCGAGGGTCTCGGCGAACGCCCCGGGGGTGATCTTGTCGCCGACGCTGTCGAGGTTGTAGGCGGCGACGATGGCTTCGAACACGCCCTCGTCGGTGCCTTCGTGGGTGCCCGCGGCCTTGATCCGCACCGGGCAGCTCTTAGTCCGCATGGTCACTCCGAATTCGAATACGTCAGAAGGCAGCGGCAGTTCGCCGTCTCGTCTGCGTCACCTGTGCTGTCGCCGGGCCAGCGCAAGCCGTTGGAGAACACCCCGCCGAGCGGGACCTTCTCCCCGTTCACCGCGGCATGCTGGGCCCGCGGGTTGCTGCTCGTGGTCTGCCACGCCTTGAAGCCGAGCCCCGAGGCCTCGGCCGCATCGTGGCCGCCGAAGGAGAGGGCCTCCGTCGCGGCCGTCTCGCTTCGGGTCAAGGCGGCAGCCGCCCACAAGCCGCCCGCCAGCACGAGCGCCGCCGCGAGGCCGCCCTCCTCGGGAGGCGCTACTGCGGCCTCGACCGCCGCCGCCTCGCCAGCCGCGTCGTGCAGTTGCGCGTGATGCAGAGCTGCCGCCAGCAGCCACGGCTCCATCACGTCCTCCGCCCAGCCCTCCTCGGACGGGTTGAACTCCTCAAGCACCCTGCGCGCGCCCGCACGCCCGAACCTCAGGACGTAGTCGGCGATCAGCTTGGAGAACTTGGCCAGCCGCCCCGCCCGGCCGGCCGCCCACCAAGACCGCACCGCTGAGGCGCCGCCCGGACTGGACGCCAGCAAGGAGCTGAACTCCTCGTCCGTGAGCTCGGCGAGCGCGGAAGCGAACTCCTCGCGGAGCTCATCCAGCGACGACTCGCCCGGCGCTGGCCCGGCCTTGGTGAGCACCTGCCGGGCCGACGCTTTTGGGGCCGCATCGGGCTCCGGCGCCGTATCCCGCGGGGACGCCAGCCCGCCCTCGGTAACGTTCAGCGGCACGATCAGCTCATCGCCGCCGTCGATCGCCGGCAGGTTGTTCCTCGCCCGCGTTTCGTTGACCGTCATCCACGGCCGACCCGTCGCTGTCGACGCCGCAGCAGCCTGCTCCTCGAAGCTGCCGCGCAGCTTCGCGTCGATGTTGAACTCGCAGTAGACGTCCTGGCTGTCAGGGAGATCCGCGAGGATCTGCGCCTGAATCTCCTGGGCGAACATCGCCATGTAGGGGCCGAGCGTGTCCTGGTAAAGGTGGCTGTGCTGCTCCTTGATGTTGGAGTAGGTGGCGTGATCGAGGATTCCGATCAACGGCGGCGGGATGAAGTACGCCGCGCTGACCTCCTCCCGGGTCAGCTTCCGGGCCTCGATGTACTGGGCCTGCTGCGGATTGAAGCCGACCGGCTTGTAGTCCATGCCGTCCTCAAGGATCGGCGTGCCACCCTCACCGCCACCGCCCTGGGTGAAGCTGCGCCACATCTCACGGAAGCGGGCCTTCTCCCCCGGCCCCCACTCGGGAGCATCCGGGGGACGCACCAGGACGCCCGTATGACGGGCTCCGCCCTTCCACATGGCCGCCCGCTGCTTGGCCGCCTCCGTCGACTCCAGCAGGACGTCACGCAGCGACTCGATGGGAGAGGTGCCGTGGGTCAGTGTCTCCGGGGTGTAACCGTGGATGTGGACGACCTCATCCGGCGCGAAGTCCCGGCCGCCCGCCGTCTCGTAGTACTTCGGGGCGATCCAGTTGCCCTCGGCTGGCCGGATCAGCGTCGGCGGGACCGGCAGCAGAGCCCGCCTGCCCCGCATCCGCAGCTTGATCGCATAGAAGTCGTCGTACAGGGCGTAGTCCGACACCATCCGCTCGATGAACCGGTACTGCGTCATCCCCGGCAGCGGCTCGGCGAGCAACTGCGCCAGCGGATGATCAGTCAAGCGCTCCCGGTCCGTGTCACTGACGCGACGGAAGGTGTGGATGCCGACCTGGGCGATGTTCCTGGCCAGGAACGAGATGACCGTGCGCACCTGCGGTTGGGTCCGCCAGATCGCCTCGTACTCCCAAGGGGCCGCCGGGATCGGCATCGCCGAGAACATCGGCGTGACCCCGGCCCCCGTGGTCGCGAGCTGGCCGGAGCTGACCACGAACGCCATCAGCCACCCCCGCCCGCGAGCACCTGGGTGAACTCAACCTTGGACCGCTCAATGACGACCTCGCCATCGACCGGCTGAGGGGCACGGCCGGCCTCCAGCAGCTCCACGTCACGCAGCACGAGCAGCGGGCCGCGCTTAGCCCACAGAATCCCGCTGAACGCCTTGTCCGCCAGGTTGATAACGACCCGCTTACGGACAGCTGTACGGCGCCACGCGAACATCGCGACCTCCCCCGGCCGCTACACGACCATGATCTCGTCCTCTTCCGCGTACCGGGACTTCCGGCGCGGGGGCCTCGCAACGATCTCGGACATGGCCGTCGCCAACGCGCTGACACCGTCGATCTTGTCGCCGCTGTTGGCCTTGTCCGGCTTCACGTTGCCCGCCGGGTCCATCGCAACGGCCAGGTTGTCGACACACCAGCGGACCACCGGATGCCCGCCATGCCGCAGCGCCGGCACCTCGGGAGTGCCCTGCAGCACCAGCCGCTGAATCTCCTTCAGGACCGGCGACATGGTCGCGAAGCCCTGCCGCACCTTCACCATTGGCGCCCGCTCGGACACCAGGTCGTTCGTCAACTGGGACGCGTTCCACGGGTCGTAGCCGATGCTGCGGACCTTGAACTTGTCGCGGTCCCGGCGGATCTGCTCACGGATCCAGTCGTAGTCCGCCACGTTGCCCGGCGTCGCCGTCAGCCAGCCCTCGCGCACCCACCGCGACGCCGCGCCCGCTGTGCGCTTATCCAGCGCCTTCAGGTTGTCCTCCGGCGTCCAGAACCGCCACAGAGCATCCAACGTGCCCGTCTCGTCATCCGGAAACAGCCAGCACAGCGCGCAGAGGTCCGAGGTGGACGCCAGGTCGAGCCCGCCCCACGTGTCCCGGCCGGCCAGGGCTTCCTCGTCGACGATCCCGGCGTTGTTGTCCCAGGCCTGCATGGTCAGGAACCGCGTGGACTGCTTCGTGCGGATCCCCAGGTGCAGCCGCAGGAACTTCGCCAAGTCTGCGGGGCTCTGCTGAGCCTCCGCGGCGGCACCACGCAGGTATGCGGCACTCGGGCTCACTCCGAAGCCCGGGTTGGCCTTGCGCCAGGTGCTCTCGGCGTAAGGGTCGTCGTCCTCGTCCGCTCCCCACACCACACCGTAGGTGTCCGGGTCATGCAGGACGCCACGGGCCAGCTGCTCAACGTACTGGCGCTTCCGGTCGTAGATCGACTCCTGCTTGCCGTCATCGGCCGTCGTGATAATGACGACGAGAGGCTGCCGGCGAGATCCGGTGCCCGTCTCGATCGTCTCCACCAGGTCCGCCGTCTTATGGACGTGCAGCTCGTCGATGATCCCGCCATGGACGTTCGCCCCGTGCATGGCCTCGGCAACCGAGGACACCACCGTGAAGTACGAGCCGGACGCCGGATGCGTGATCTTCTTCGTGTAAGCCTTGACGTTGCCCTTCAGAGCCGGGGCGCGCTCCGCGATCGTCTTGATCGGGTCGAACGTGTACCGCGCCTGCTTCTCCGACGTGGCCGCCGCATACACCTGGGCGCCCGGTTCACTGTCCGCGGCCATCAGGTACACGGCGATGCCACCGCTCAAGGTGGTCTTGCCGTTGCGTCGCGGCACGTCGACGTACAGCTTGCGGACGATCCGGACGTACCCTTCCGCCTCGTCGTCCCAGCGCACCCAGCCGAACACCGGGGCGATGATGTAGGCCACCTGCCAGGGGTCCGGATCCAGCGGCTTGCCCGCCCACTTGCCCTGCGTGTGCCTCAGCAGGTGGAACGACTTCAAGACGCGGTCCACCCGGCCCGGATCGAACACCGCGCCCGGCGCCTCGCCCGGATTCGGCGTCTGCACCTTCGGCGGGCAGTCCGGAAGCGGAATACCCCGCGACTTCATGTACCAGCCGACCTCGGGACTGATCCCCAGGTCAGCCAGAACCTGCGAACGGGTTCGCCTCGTCCCCATCGTCGCCCCCGCCCCGGGCCAGGGCCTGCTCCGTCGACGGAGTCAGCCCGAAGTGGGCGGCCCAGCTCCTCATTTCCCGGCCGGCGTTCCGGGCGATCGCCACACACGGGTGCGCCAGCTTCCCCTGCCTCGCCTCAATGACGAGGCCCTCCTCCTGCACGACGCGCGTCGCCTCGACGAACGTCGCCCACGCCTCGCAGTACGCCGCGAGCGCCGCCCGGTCCTGCTCCTTGACCAGGTCCAGGCGGGACAGCTCAGGGATCACCCGCTCCCACTCGGCGGCAGCCTCGTCCGACAGCCAGTCCGGGGCGGCCGGCGGCACCCGCTTGAACGCGGGGCCCGCCTCGACCTTGCGCCCACCCGAGTCACGGCCCGGCGAACGGCCCGTGATCAACTTGAGGCCAGCCGGGGCCGCGGTTCGTCCCATGTC